GGAATGGGAATAGAAAGACTTTGAATTACAACCTGCTTGTTTATTCTGGGAAAATATTCTTGTAATTTGCCGCCGGTAGTAGTTCTTGTGCCTGCAGCAACAGCAAAATTGCGAGTTTTGTCTTGTTTGATTTTTTTAGCTAGAATCATCCTGCCAGTTCGGCCATTTCCACTTGTAGAATAAAGGTGTGCTTGATAAGATCCTTTTCTTTCGGGGTCTTTGGTGATATTAGTTCTTTCAACACTTATAAGTGGCAATTTTATAGCACCAGCATCATCCCTCAATTCTTTTTCGTTTTTAATTTGAAATGATCTCTCTGGTGTTTGCCACAAAACCGGTACTTTCACAAATCCTTCATTGGTTGTAGCACTTAAAGATAAGTCTTCTTTCATCCAAGACATTAAAGCATAGTCAATATTCTCAATATCAGAAGCAAGCATACCAATTTCTTTTAATGACAAGTTTTTAGTGTCCATTGGTATCTGTGCAAAATCAAAATTATCAGGAAGC